ACGGGTCATATTTCGCTCAAGAAGTTGACTGGTTGGTTGCAAATGGCTGCAAGAAAATCAAAGTTCAGGTAAATTCAGGTGGAGGTTTGGTTATAGATGCTTATGCCATTTTTAACGCTCTAAACAATTGCCCTGTTCCTGTCGAAACTGTAAACGTAGGAATAGCGGCAAGTGCGGCAGGTTGGTGCTGGTTAGCTGGTAGCACGTGCAAAATGATGGATTATGCCATTTTTATGATGCACAATGCTAAAGATGGCAACGGTGAAGAAGACGAAGTAACCCAAAAGTTTACTGATTCGATTAAAAAGATTATCGCTACAATGAGCCAAAAATCAGAAGCAGAAATAGGTTCTTTGATGGCAAATGAAACGTTCATGGACGCTTCGCAAATGATTGATTGCGGAATGGTTAAGGCTGAAAATGTAGTCGTTACTGTAAAGAAACCAAAAATATTGGCAAATGATATAAAAAGTATCTATGCTATTTGCAACCAGTTTTTAACGACTGGCCAAGTTTCACAAACCCAAAAACAAGTTAAAAAAATGTCAAAAGTAAACTCATTGCTCAAGCTGTCGAATGAGGCAAGCGAAGAAGCTGTATCAGAGGCACTTGGAAAGGTGTTAACTGACAAAGAGGTACTTGAAACGAAATTGGCTGAATTGCAAAATGAAGTTAGTTCGTTACAAGATTCTCTTAAAAACTACAAAGATGCTGAGGATCGAATGAAGGAAGCGATGGTTTCTGAATTGATCGAAAACGGTATCAAAGAAGGTAAAATCGAGGACGCTACAAAAGAGGTTTGGGCGAACCTTGCTAAGTCGAATTACGAGGATTGTAAAAAAGCATTGAACGGAATTGGCCCTAAAAAACCAGCTCACGTGAATGTTTTTACTCCCGAAAACCAATCTAGCGACCCACGTGCAAACTGGACAATTAGAGACTGGGAGGTTAACGACTCTAAAGGACTTTTGAAATTGAAGTCTGAAAACAACGCAGAATACACAAGATTGTTTAACGCATTTTACAAAAAATAAGTCATGGCTATAAATCATCCATTTGGTGCAGCAGCTACGCTGGCCATCTCAGCAACAGGAACAACCGCTGCAACTATTTCGGCGCAAGAAACCTATGTGGCTTCTTTGTCAACACTTACGGGTAACGCTACACTAGACCTAACTCTTTCAAGCGAGTTGAAGGCTGGCGCAAAATTGCACCTAAAAGTAAAAACAACCGCAACAGAAACGTTCACCTTCGGGACTGGCATTGACGCCCCTGTGGTAACTGGCGTAGCTGGCAAAACATGGTGTCAATCGTTTTGGTACGATGGTACTATTTTCTTGCCTTGCGGTGCAAAAATTCAAATCGACTAATCACCCTATAAACGAAAAACTATTATGGCACTTCAAAAGGAAATTTGGATCTCAGACATTGAGTCCAACCTATACGCAAACAACGCTTTTCTAAACGTAATCGGAAAAGACGATTCGGCTTATGTAAGTTACAAAACGGTTCATTTGCCTCAGGCTGGTTCAAAACCAACCGTAGTAATTGACCGTGCTTCTTTGCCAGCAACTATCTCGCAAAGAACGGATGCGGACTTGAACTACAACTTGAAAGAGTTTACGACAGACCCGATTCTTATTCAAGATACAGAAGCGGTTCAGGTGTCGTACAACAAACGCCAAGACGTTTTAAGCGACCATATCAAACAATTGAGTTCAAGTGTTGCAAACCACTCTTTGTACACATGGGCAGCAAGTGGTTCTAGTCGTATCGTTCGTACATCAGGCGCAAGCACTACTTTGTTAGCACCAAGCGCAACAGGTAATCGTAAGGCAATTACGTTACAGGACGTTCAAGATGCTCGTACAATACTTGGACAGGACGACATTAATCAAGATGAAGAAATGTACTTGATTATGCCAGCACAAATCTACTGGTCGCAATTTGTAGGAATTGACAAGATTTCTAAATTCTTAGAATTTGGCGCAAATACGGCTGTTTTGCCTACTGGTGTCATCAACCGTATTTTGGGAATCAACATCGTTATTCGCTCAAGCGTGGTTGTTTATGACAACACAGGAACGCCAGTAATCAAAGCGACAGGCTCAAATGGATTGCCATCAAGCCCTGCCGCTGCTGATAACATGGGATGTATCTTGACTTCAAAATACGCAGTTCGTAAGGCTATCGGACAAACAAAAGTGTTTGACAATATGGGAGACCCTACCTTCTACGGTGACGTTTTCTCTGCTTTGGTTCTTCACGGAGCTGCAAAAGCAAGAACAAACCAAGAAGGTATTGTTTCAATCGTACAAGCAGCCGCAGCCTAAATGAAAGGGGTGTAAAAACCCCTTTTTTGTTTTAACTCTTTAATTATAAAACAAATGGCTCTACCAGATATTAGATTTACATTAAGCACTAACGGACTTGGGCGACCGCTTGACGGGAAGGATCATTATTCGTCAATGGTGTTTTATACAGCTGCTTACCCGAGCGGTTTTGATGGAAGCAATCAAATAAAGAAAGTATTTTCGCTTTCAGATGTTGAGGCTTTAGGTATTGTTGGGGATTACTCAAATGAAACCTTGGCAAGTGGTGGCAATTATGCCATGTCTGTTACTTCTGCTGTCGATGGTGACACTGTAGAATTTAAAGTAACTGCTTTGGGGGTTACAACGTCTTTGGGTATTGCGACTTGGAATACAGGAGACTCTACAAGCGCATTGGCAACAAAAGCAAGAACAGCAATAAACGCTTTAACATCTACACATGGATTTGTGGCAGCTGGTGCATCGGCAAACGTATTATTAACACCTCCATCTGGTTATGGTGCTAACCTGAACGGTGGTTCTGTATTGACGGCCGTTGTGACAGGAACTATTACAGCCCCTACAACAATTACACAATTTTCAAGTGGCGTAAATGATCCGTACATTCACATTTGGTATCACGCAAAAAGATATTTCATTTCGCAGCCAAACGGTGTTTTGTGGCTCGGTATTTTCCCAACTGCTGGAACATTAAACTTTGAGGAAATTACGACTATTCAGAATTACGCAGAAGGCCAAGTGCGTTTATTTGGTGTTTACATGAACACTACAAGCACATCTTTTGCAACTGGTCAAGTAACTACCTTGCAAGGAATTTCTGATGATAACTATGACGATCATAGACCTTGCGATATTATCTATACGCCAAACATTAACGGAACGGCATTAAGCGCACTGGCTGACCTTTCAGCTTTGACCGCTAAAAACGTACTAGTTGATATTGGCCAAGATGGTGACGCAGAAGGCAATGAGCTTTATGTTTATTTAGGTAGGTCTATTGGAACACTTGGCGCATGTCTTGGAACGGCTGCATTTGCTAAAGTACACGAGAATTTGGGCTACGTAGCCAAGTTTAATCTAGCTGCAAGTGATACTGAGTTTGCCGTACCAGCGTTTTCTAACGGTGTAAAAGTACGTGACCAATCTACTAGCTTACTAAACGTATTGTACGCTTACCACTGGACGTTTATCAAGAAACACATAGACTATACTGGAACGTATTTTGTCGATGCCAAAACGGCTATTGCAAACACTTCTGATTATTGCACACTGGAAAATAACAGGACAATTAATAAGGTAATTAGAAACGTTCGCACGTCTTTGATGCCTCAGTTAAATGGCCCCGTTTATGTAGATGCTACAAGCGGAAAACTAACAGCCGATCAAATTGGCTACTTAGAAAGCTTAGCAAATGCACCAGTTGAGCAAATGGAAAAAGACGGTGAATTATCTGGTTACAAGGTTATAATTAACCCCGAGCAAGATGTACTTTCAACGGGAAATTTGGAGTTGACAATCCAAAACGTACCTGTAGGAGTAAGCCGAAATATTAACGTAAATGTTGGTTTCGTAACTAAAGTATCATAGTATGGCTTTACCACTTATAAACGGAAGAACTTATGATTATGCTTCTATAATCGTAAACATCATGTCGGTACCAGTCGCTGGAATTACAGCGATTGAGTACTCAGACGAACAGGAAATCGAAGACAACTATGGAGCTGGAACAATGCCAGTGAATAGAGGTTTCGGTAAATACAAGGCAATGGCAAAATTGACCTTGTTTATGGAAGAGGTTGAAGCTATAACCGCTTTGGCTATAAACGGAAGACTTCAAGATATTCCTGAATTTGATATTATTGTGGCTTACGTGAATTCTGGAAATGTGCCAGTGACTCACAAGCTTAGAAATTGCCGTTTCAAAAGCAATAACAGAAAAGCAAAGTCAGGCGATACAAAAATTGAAGTTGAATTAGATTTAATTGTTTCACATATTACTTGGTAATGGCAACATACACACTAAAAGTACCTCTTTCGGCTAATTCAGAAGCTGATTATAAGGCATTACAAGCCGAAATGAAGGCTTATGAATTGTCTTGTATTGAAAAAAAGCTAGAAATTAATGGCGTTCAGGCTGAAATTAAAGAAAAACTAAAATCTGGTTATTCGGTCAATTTCGCTGAAATGATAATCAAAGATTTAGAAGACAGAACTTTGTTTACAATGGTCCAAAAAGCGATGCAAAGCGATCCTTTACAGGCTATTGAAATCATGTTAAACGGGCTTTGGGTTTCAGGCGATCCTGTTTCAAAGATTACAAATTCGTTGTATGCGATTCGTTCAGCTTCAAACACATTACTACCACTTCTAAGCGTTGCGGACGGTGAGTTAAAAAAAAATTAATTCAGTGGCGGGTCTCTGAACTTGATACCGAGGATGAGTTAAGGAAACGAAACGCATTACTTCGGTATCATTTTCATTTAGACCCAGACAAGTTGACTGATGATGAATGGGCGCAAAGGTGGGGCGAGTTGGAATGGGTGCGAAAACAAGAATCTAATAAGATTACAGGGTAATGGCTAACAACGTTGAATACATATTAAGCCTAAGGGATTTATTCACTACTAAAATGCAAGCTGCTATTTCGGAAACGGAAAAGCTAGATAAGGCAATGGGTAATGTGAATAGTAGTGGTGGTAAATTAGGAGGTACGTTTAGTAATCTGAAAGGTGTAATAGCTACATTAGGACTTGGATTATTTGCAAAAGATGTTTTTGAAGTTGGTAGCTCGTTTGAAAGTTACCAAATGGGTCTTAAAACGTTTCTTAAAACAAACGAAGCAGCCGCAGAAGCATTTGCAGGAATCAAAGAAGACGCAGAGAAAACACCGTTCGGGGTTGATGGACTTTTTAAGGGGAATATGGCTCTTGTTTCGGCAGGTGAATCAGCAAAAGTAGCTAGAGAAAATGTTTTAGGATTAGCAAACGCAATCGCAGCAACTGGAGGGGGAGATGACGAACTTCAAAGAATGGTTTTCAATTTGCAACAAATAAAAAACACTGGTATAGCCACAGGAGCAGACATAAAACAGTTTGGGTATGCTGGTATTAACATTTATGGTGCTTTAGCTGCATCAACAGGCAAAACGACCGAGCAAGTAAAAGAGATGAAGTTTACCTATGAAGAGGTAACTAAAGCTCTAAACATGGCAGGTAAAGAAGGTGGTATTTTTGAGGGTGCAATGGCAAACGCTATGAATACCACAAAAGGTAAATTTTCTAACTTAAAAGATTCAATTACATTCTTAGAAGAAAAGATATTTAATTCATTCAAAGGAACTATAAACAGTTCAATGGATGGTATTTCAAAATTAATAGAGGGTGTTTCATTGGGTATTGACTACCTGAAAGGTAATATAATAGCCTTAAAAGGCATATTTCAGCCGCTTATTGACGTGGTAGTTTATACTTGGGACACAATAAAAGGTGTTTTTGCCTCGTTCAATTTAGAGGTTATGTTTAATACTTGGGCTAATGCACTTGGAGCTTTGTTTTACATATTAAAGCCGTTTGCAATTATTCTAGTCGAAACATTAAGTGTTGCAGCTAAAATAATTATAGGGATGGCTAATGCAATTGCTGGAATAGTTTTAGCGGTTGGGAAATTACTAGGATATCAAGAAAAAAATATAGGCAGCGGATTTAAAGAAGGTACTGAAATTGATATGGGTGGCGGTCGAAGCACAATCGCTGATAAACTAAAGAAAAGTGTTGATCTTGGCGGTGGAGGCGGTGGCGGAAATAAACCTACAGGTTTAGATTCTAAAGCGAACCAAGTAAGCGGATCAAAACCAACAAGCATAGTGATAAATGTAGGAAAGCTAGTTGAAACGCAAAACTTTCATGGTGCCGTTGAAAACATGAAGAATTTAGCCCCAAATGTACGAGACGAAATGATTAAGATATTCCTTTCGATGTTGAACGATTCACAACAATTAGCAGCGGTGTAATGAGTGACTTCATACCTAATCAACCCATTCCAAGCGTAAAAAAGCCTCAAATGATTATTGGGGCTTTTGGATTGCAATTGATAAAGCCAAAATTTTACAAACAAGGGACGGGGCTGAATCCGTTAAGCGTTGACGAAGAACTAAGCCCAACTACAAACAAAGGAACTTTGGGCTTGCCAGTTTTTGGCGGCATAGTTTTTAAATCGGGTAGTTATGTTGACAAAAACGGGGAAACTATAGATTATGGGTTTTTTGATCGTGACTTACTAATAGAATGCTGTTTGATAGAAGTAGGCCAACAACGCAAGATTGTTTCGACTGAAATACAAGGAAAATCAAATCCAGTATTGCAGTTTATTAGCAACGGGGCTTACGGCGTGACTATAAAAGGAATACTTGCGTCTTCTTTGCCAAACGTTTATCCTGATGCTGACATGAGAGCTTTACAGTCTATTTGTAATGCTGAGGATTCTGTTTCTGTTCAATGTCCATATCTGCAAGATTTCTTTAAGATAGGTAACTTAGTAGTCCAATACGCAAGCTTTCCGCAATTGGAAGGAAATATAACCGTACAGCCTTTCGAGCTGAAATGCCTAAGTGACGAACCTGTAATTTTGAAAACTAAAGATGCTTAGGCCTGACTGTAAGATAACGTTTACACAACAAAATGGACGTTCAGAAACGATTGTTTTTGATGGTGTAAATGATATGCCTATACAGTCGAGTTTCAAAAACATGACCGACACGGCCGAGATTGTTTTGGCTCAAAAGTACACATGGAAAGGTCAAGATGTGTTTTCGACTTCAAGCCCTATCTTAAAAGTTGGTGATAAGGTAAAAATAGAAATTGGCTACAATAATGTACTAGAAACGGCCTTAACTGGTTACATAACAGCATTAAATACCGAAGAAAAAACAATCATTAAATGTGAAGATGAACTTTGGATTTTAAAGCGCAAACTAGTTAAAAACAAAGAGTATACGACCGTTTCTTTAAAAACGTTATTGACGTATGTGATTGGTGATACTTTGCCGTATGTGATAACTTTGGAGTACGAAAATTTAGGTTCATTTTCAATCAGAAACAGTCCAACGGCAGCCCAAATACTTGAATACTTACGAAAGGAATTTCATTTAGAGGTGTTCATGCGAGAAGGGACGCTTTACATTGGCCGCAAGTATCTATACGACTTTGACGAAACGAAGGTAAAAAGTAAAGAACACACTTTCGAATTCCAAGAAAATATAATTGATTCAAATCTTGAATGGCAAACGAAAGATACTAATCGGTATTTTGTAAAAGCTATTGGAATAAGACGTGAAGGCAAAAAGAATAAAAGGCGTGAGGTAATAGTTGGTGACACAACGGGCGCACAAAGAACGATGCACTATTATGGTGACTATTCAGAAGCGCAACTCAAAACGATGGCCGAAAATGAACTAAACGAAATAGTTTACGATGGGTATCGTGGTAAGTTTAAGACCTTTGGCGAGCCTTTTGTAAGACATGGCGACCGTGTAACGCTAATTAATAAGCGACAACCCGAAAGAGGTGGTACTTATTTTGTAAAGTCGGTTGATTATGATTTTGGCTGGAATGGCTATTTTCAAAATATAGAAGTTGGACGTAGACTATTATGAGAGAAGTACTAGACGTTTTAAACCAACTTATTAAAGAGTCACTGCCACGACAAGCGATATTTGCCGAGGTGGTAAGCTACGAATCTGACACAAACACTATAACCGTTCAGCCAAC